CAAACAATGTGAGACATCCGGCTTGCGGGCAATCACGGTGTTTGGCAAGCGCAAGATCAATGGATACACCGCCGAAACCATTGTTGATGTCACTTGTGGCCCACGCTATTACTGATGAAAAAAATTAGGAGCATAAAAATGGACGACCATGTAAAACCTGACCGTGAATTGGAAGAATACGAATGCCTTGAATGCGGGCGAGATTGTGGGCAAAAAGTAAAGGGCGAAGCTGGCATTTGCTGGCACTATTATTGTGAATATTGTGGAATTGATTTTGGGGGTGACCTATGAAAGTTTACAAAGCAATTAACAATGTCCAGGCTGACTTGTCTGTGCTTGGCATTACAAAAGACCGCCGCAATATGCAAGGCAGCGGCTACAACTTTCGGGGCATTGATGATGTTTACAACACCATTGCGCCGCTGTTAGCCAAACACGGGTTATGCATTCTTCCACGGGTTTTGTCGCGGGAATGTGTTGAGCGCGTATCGCAAAAAGGCGGGGCATTGTTTTATGTCACCGTGGACGCTGAATTTGATTTTGTGTCTGCTGAAGATGGCACTAAGCACACCGTCAAAACTTTTGGCGAGGCAATGGACAGCGGCGATAAGGCCACTAACAAAGCCATGTCTGCTGCCTACAAATACGCTTGTTTTCAAGCATTCAGCATTCCAACCGAATCGGACAATGATGCGGATGCACACACGCACACGCCAGCGCCAAAGGTGTCAGCGATCAAAACTGACCTTGTGCCGCCCAATCGCATGGCAATCGTTGCAGACGTTGCAGCAGCCATTGATGAGCGCATGAGCGCAGTTGATGTAATCGGTGCGTTTGAGGAATATTTGGGCATTACCGATGTGGAAGAAAAGACCGCTTTGTGGGGAATGCTTGATAGCAAAACCCGCAGCAGCATTAAGAAACACGCCGAATCACTAAAAGGGTAATCATGTCAAAAACCAAAATGGAAGTCACTTGTATCGTTGGCAGCTACACCAATGCCGATGGTCAACAGAAAAACCGCTACCAGCGCATTGGGTCAATCATCCAAACGAATAAAGGCGAAATGCTCAAACTGGATGTGATTCCTTTGAAAGATGGCGGCTGGGACGGTTGGGCGTTTTTGAATGAGCCGCGCCCACGCGAGGATAAGTATCAAGGTTTGCCAAAGGAGAATGATGATGACATTCCGTTCTAGAAACACCGATCCAATGACAAGCTGGTGGGCGGCAGATCAGGCCAATGGTTTAGCTAAAGATCACGCCATCATTATTGTTGATTGCCTTCAACGCAATGGGGCACTTGGCAAGGACGGCATCATGTTGTTAACCAAGTTGGACAAAAATCAGATTAGCCGCCGGTTGCCCGAACTGGAACGCCAGGGGCTGATCAAGCAAACGGGCCAGTTGGTCAAATCATCGTCAAACCGGCTGGAACGTGAATGGACATTTCAACCACAACAGAGGTCATTAATATGAGACTGATTGAAACCATTTTTGCATTGATTGGCTTGTGCGCCACCGTTACAGTAGTGTTTTTTTATGTTGGTTACACCATCTACAACCCGCCGTGCAGCAACCCGCTGGCGGTCTTTGCGAGGGCTTGCAAATGAGCGCAGATGACGTGCTATTTAGTATGTTGTTCACGGCGCTGACCGTTATGGTAGTGCTGTTTGTCGTAGGTGGTGTTGGCTTAATTATATGGAGTTGGAATGTGCGCCATGCCATTCAAGCAGCATTGGCACAGCCAGCGCAAGAACCAGTTGAGTGCCTAGATTGCGGCTCCCATAATGTCGGTATACCAGCTACCTACGATTCATTGGTGAATTCTGTCAAAGCACAGCCAGAACAAGGGGCAAAGCATGAACGACGATGATGATTTCTTTATTGATGCGCTGAAAACCTTGCTTGGGATTGTCTTTGTGGTGCTAATTGCGGTCACCGTTGGCCTTGTTGTGTGGGAGTTGATGGCATGATTCAAGTTATTTATATCCCCATTTTGTTTGTCTGCATGAACGGTAATTGCGAATTTATGCAAGCGCAAAACTGGTACAAATCCGAACAGCAATGCCGCGCTGCGGTAGATGCACAAAAAGAAAATTTGCAAAAGATGGCGCTTAAAGGCAATAGCATGATTACGTTGCTTGAGGGCACTTGCATTGTTTTAAAGAATGGAATGCTATGACCGGATTTAATTCAAAACGTGAAGCGGCTGCGGACAAGTTGCAGGAGCCTGAGCGTGAAGCACTGACGCTGGCGCTTATTGCGCTGCACACCAAGGGTGAGCATCACTCAAGAGTATATGAGGCAATAGCCGCTATTCAAGCAGTCTTGGCACAGCCAGCGCAGGAGCCTGTAGCGTATGTAACTGGAACGTCTTTTGGTAGGTTTATTGTTGAACCTTTAAACCGCGCAATGGTTTTACCCATTGGTATGGCCCTTTATTCTTCACCACAAGGAAACACATGAGTTACATCGTTGCAGCGTTACCGCCATTAAAATGCTTTGTGCGGCGTGAGTTTTTGCACAATTTCACCAAGGGCCACGGCGAACTAGAGCCAGCGATTTGGGTCAGCATCAAAGCCTTGCGCGGGCAAGTGTTTCGCATTGAATCGCTGCTGCCCGCATACGGGGCGCTGTACGACAAGCTGCCCATTCATGCCTATGTGTGGAAAGAAGATCACGGCGATTTGCCTATTGACTTCCTGCAATTGTGGGATTGCATGGGTTACCGGTTTACGGTTGTGGAAAAGATTGCCTTGCGTAACCTGGGCGTGAAGTTTTTGGGCAAAGACAAGCAATGGCATCACGGCAACTACTTGTTCACCGTGGATTTTTGCGCTGATGGGCAAGACCTAGATACCGGTTTTACTGAACAGGCAGAAGAACACAAATCGTTCAATTTCATGCGCCTTGAAAACGGGCAATTTGCTTGTCAGCCAAACAACCGCTGTCTTTGGTATGACCAAAGCCTTGTGCCCACAGAAACAAAGTTTCCTGATTTTCAGGCCGCGCAGACTTTTTGGTCGGTCGATGGCACACGCAAATGGAGTGCTGGCGACGATTGGTTTTACGACATCAAGGAAAACACAAATTAAGCCAGCATGGAATCTGCGCTTGATTTAACGTGATCAACTCGGGCCAGCCAGCCTTTGAGAAACTTCTGTTGGCTCGGGTTGTTGATTGCAAGACCTTTATAAAAACCTTGCTTTTGTTCAGCAAAATTGGCAAGTAGCTTTTGCTTGTTAGTCACAGCAACTTTGCCCAATGTGCCGCTGCCAATCACACCGTCATCCACAGCCCCTACAGCCCGTTGGAGAAACTTTGCGGCGCGGCTGACCCCTGCATTTACCGCAAAGTCAAAAACAACGTAATCGACCGCTAGAGGCAAATCGTCGCCCTTTACCTTGTCCCAATACATGGCGCGGTAAAACGGTTTGACGGTTTCCTTTGTCAACGCCTTCATCTCGCCTGGCTTAATCTCACGCCCAAGGTATGCGCCCCATGCGCCAATAGTCACGCCAAGGTTGGTTTCGCCGCCACGGTCATCAGGGTCGTTGACATAGCCGCCTTCAGCCTTGATAACGCGCTCAAACGATGCATCAAAGTTTTCTTTCATTTAGCTGGCTCCGATTTAGCCAGCAATTCTGTTTTAGCTTGGCTGCTGGCAGATGATCCAAAATAGAACGCCATTACGCCTGTCCATGCGGTTGCCAAACTTCCAAGCATTAGCATCAGCGCATCGCTTGTTTTGAAATGCTCTGTCATCAGGCCCAGCAAAATCCCAAAGAACCCAAGCGTCACAAACACTGCAAGCAGGGCGGGAATCAGCGATTTGGTGGCAATCTGCATATCTCTTGCAGATTTCTTGTCCTCGGCAATCAGTTTGGCAAAATCCAAATTCATGGATTGCGCCTGCTTTTTTAGTTCCAATTCTGCAAGTTGAATCGATGCCACTTGTTCAGCGGTCAACTTGCCGCTGCTGATAACGTCCTGCACTTCATCGGGTGATACGCCAATAGCTTTGGCAACAGCAGAAACTGCCATGCCCGCCAGTGGGCCACCAAGCGCCGTAGCAATAGTGGGAGCAATTGTTTTAAGCCATTCCATCAGAAACCTCTATTTGTGATAACGTGAAATGCAACACTGACTAACGGCACAACAATAGCAGACGCGCCGGAAATCCACAATGTGTTCATAATGATTTTCACTTTTTCTTCCTTTTCTTTATGCTTGCGTTCTGCTTCTTCTCTATCCAAAGTGTTGCGTTCCTTTATCAGCCTTGTGCGTTCTGACATCATCTCTTCCCACACCGGCGCGTTGCCTGAGTAAAAAAGTATGTCTTTTAATTCCTTCTCATGTTCCCGCAGCGCCTTGGATGCTAGTGCAATTTGTAGTGCTTGTGAACTGATCTGTGCGTCTGTTTTTCCAATTGAAGCAATTCTTGCCTTGGTGCTTGCTAAGTGAACGGTGTCAGCCGCCGCATAGAAACTGGAAAACTCCTTGTAAAGACCGTGTATGTCCTTTCCCAAAGCAACGGCCTTTTTGATGCCAGCTACAGCACCTTGTGCTAGAGCAAATGCAACGAAAAGGATCAATCATTTTTGTTCACAATTGCCCATCGGCAAATGCGTCCATCTTTGTCAAGAAACTCATTTGCGCCCATCTTCTTGTCCTCATCTGTTTTAGGAATCCGACAAACCAATACCGTTTTTGTTTCAGTGCCAGGCCAAGGATTTTCCGCTGAAACAGTCTGATCAATCACTTGTCGGCTTTTGCGTCTAGTCGGTCAAACAGGCGCTCTAAGGTTG